GAAATCCCGCTCTTTGTCAGTCAGGAACTTGTGTTCGGTACCCTGGCTTTGATTATCATAGACAAAATACGTTATGGCCTCGCCTTCGCTATAGCCTTCGGCTCCGGGGACCGTTTTTCCGGTTCGTTTCGTTTCGGCCATGAAGCACGAGTTGGGGATGAAGTGCTCGCGCTGGTAGCCTTTCCCTTTCCCTTTCCTTTCCTTTCCAATCCCCCGATGTGTTTCGTATCTAATCTCCTTAAGTGCTTCGTAGGTGCCGATCACGATCCCGTACGCAGCGAAAATATCGGCACGCTTTTCTGGACACTTTGCGATGACTTGCGGGTCCTCATCGGTCTTTTGCTTCTTGGCATTGGCAACGACCTCACCGGCGTCCAGTTTTCTTTTGTTGTCGGGTTTGAAACGCATGAGCTTGCTATCGTTGCGCCTCTGAGGCGGGACCATTCCACGCCGAGGCATCGTATGCGCCGGAGATGTCGCTCCAATCGTCGTCCGTCAGGTAATTCTCGAGGTAGTCGAGACGAAGGTTCGGAGCAGGAGCGAATTTCGGGCCGCCAAGAATTTCCCTGACCTTGTGATGCTCGTCGAAATTTGGAGCAAAACAAAACATCAAGGCTAGGTAGCCAAACAAGTTAGATTCCCAGGTCAATCCCCAGCGCCGCGCGCGCGCCAAACCTACTAGCGCCATTGACTTAATGAGTTCGATAGGCAACTCCCCTATCTGAAACGTCCCTGTCGCGAGATGGACTTCGCGGTCGCTGTACTCTTTCCGGACGTAGGGGGCGAAGTCAGCCACAAGAAGTCTGTCAGCATTCAGGCTGAACGCGGCAAGCTGTTCCGGTCTGATCGTGAGCATGGCTCAATTCGCTGGTAGGACCGTTTGCCGGCCCAGAAGGGAACATGAACGATGAATCCTATCGGTGCAAACAAAAAACGGTGCCGGTAGTGATTCGAACATCCGTCCTTTGCCTTCGGGTCGGCAAGCGCCGACAGCCACCGCGTCAAAGTCCGACGCCCAAGCCATTACAGGAAGACGGAACAAGAATGGTCGCTTCAGAGCCGTTTGACGCGTTCGCCGCGACGTCAGCGAACGCCCGCTTCTTAGCGCAATCCGCCCGTTCATGGGACCAGTCTGGAACGGCAGCAAAGGGTCGGAAGCCGAAATTCAAACAGACCCACTACCGGAATTTTCATTCATGCGTGCCGATCTGACGCTCCTGCCGGTCGGAGGCGCGCCGGCGGCGGGGCTCACGGATGCACTGACTTCCGCCGCCGGCTACGCGCTCAGCGAAAAGGCCGACGCGACCCGCCGCGCCTACCGCGCCGACATCCGCCGTTTCTCGACCTGGTGCGAGGCCGTGGGCGCGATCGCGCGCTGCCGGCGACGCCGGCGACCGTTGCGGCCTATCTGGCGGCCCTCGCCGATCTCCGTCTCAAGGTTTCGACCATTTCGCGCCGCGCGGCGGCGATCGCCTACGCTCACAAGCTCGCCAGCTTCGAGCCGCCGATCAACGAAAGCGTCAAGGCGGTCATGCGCGGCATCCGGCGCAAGCTCGGGACCGCGCAGAAGGGCAAGGCGCCCGCCACGGCGGCGGTCGTGGCGAAGCTCGTCAAGCACATTCCCAATGACCCTTCGGGCAAGCGCGACAAGGCGCTGATCCTGATCGGCTTCGCCGCGGCGTTGCGCCGCAGCGAGCTCGTCGCGCTCACACTTGCCGACGTCGAGCGCACGCCAGACGGAATCGTGCTCCACATCCGCCAATCGAAGACCGACCAGGACGGGCAAGGCGATCAGATCGCAGTGCCAAACGGCCGCAAGCTCAAACCCGTCGAAGCGCTCGACGTCTGGCTCGAGGCGGCGGCGATCACGCAGGGGCCGATCTTCCGGCGCGTCATGAAGGGCGGCCTGCTCGGCCACGCGCTGACCACGCAGAGTGTGGCGCTGATCGTCAAGCGCTGGTGCCGCGCGGCCAGAGTTGACCCGACTCTGTTTTCCGGACATTCGCTGCGCGCCGGCTTCGTCACGAGCGCGCTCGAGGACGGCGCCGATCTCTTCAAGGTGATGGACGTAACCCGCCATCGCGAGGTCAAGACGCTGAAGGCCTACGACCGACGCGCGAAGGCGTTCCGAGACCACGCGGGCAAGGGCTTCCTGTGAGCGACACCGAGCTGCGGATCCTGGCGCTGCGCCTGGCGGTCGAATGCGAAGGGCCCAAGGCGGTGACCAACGAGGTGCTCGACGCGGCCGAAGCGATCTACGCCTTCCTCACCGCCAAGGACGAAGACGCCGGCGTCGAAGCCGGGCGGCGCCCGAACTGACCCGATGGCCTGAGTCCCCGACGCGATGGTTCGGATGCTTGCGCCGCGGCTTCCCCTCGCGCGGACCGCAATCGTCCGGCTGCCGCCGAAAGAGGCCGACCCCTATTACCTCACGCCCGAGTGGCGGGAGCTGCGCCGCCAGACGCTCGAGCGCGACGGCGGCGTCTGCACCGTGCCGGGCTGCGGCCGCGCGGCCGTGGTTGCCGACCACATCGTCTCCCGCAAGGAAGGCGGCGCGGACGCGCTGCACAACACGCGTTCGCTCTGCCGGTTACACGACAATCGGTTCAAGGAAGACGGGGTGGGCCGCCGCCGCTCGCGCGCGGAGGGGCAGGGGGTTTAGAATTGCGCCGCGGCCTTCCCCTGGCAACCGGGCGCCCCCGCACGCGCAGAATTTTTTTGCCCTTAAAAAAGGGAATTCTCTTGGCCCGCAAAAAAGAGAGCGACACCGCGTCGACGCCCGCATGGCCGGCCGACAAGGTCGAGCGCCGGAGCGTCGCATCGCTCGTCCCGTACGCCCGCAACCCGCGGACGCACGGCGCTGACCAGGTCGACCAGATCGCGGCCTCGATCCGCGAGTGGGGCTGGACGGTTCCCGTCCTGGTCGACGAAGAAGGCGGCCTGCTCGCCGGCCACGGCCGCGTCATGGCGGCCAAGCTGCTCGGCCTCGAGGAAATCCCGGTCATGGTGGCCGCCGGCTGGACCGAGGCGCAGAAACGCGCCTACGTGATCGCCGACAACAAGCTCACCCTGAACGGCGGCTGGGACAACGAACTGCTCAAGGTCGAGCTGGATGACCTCAAGGCGCTCGACTTCGACGTGGCGCTGATGGGCTTCTCGCTCGAGGAGATCGGGGCCCTGTCCGACGCGCCGGCGCCGGGCGAGGGCGGCATCGAGACGCCCGGGGCCGGAAGCTACAAGGAGCAATACGGCGTGATCGTCGTCTGCTCGAGCGAGACGGACCAAGCCGAGATTTACGAGCGCCTCAAGGGCGAAGGCCTAACGGTCAAGGTGGTGACGACGTGAAGATCGCCGTCCGCAACCGCTGCTCGGACTTCCTCAGCTACCGCGCCGCGCGCGTCAAATCTCTGTTCAACGCCGAGTCGGGCTGCGACTTCTCCTTCGACGCCGAACTCGACCTTTCCGGCGACTGGCAGATCGGCGTCGTGGTCGGGCCGTCCGGCTCGGGCAAGACCTCGATCGGCCGGCTCATCTTCGGCGAGCCCGCCCCCTTCTGGGAGCCGGCCTGGCCGGACGATCGGCCGATCGTCGATGCGATCGCGCCCGCGGGCTCGTTCGACGACGTGACCGCGGCGCTGGGCTCGGTCGGCCTCGGCACGGTGCCGACCTGGCTCAGGCCCTATCCGGTCCTCTCCAACGGCGAGAAGTTCCGCGCCGACCTGGCGCGCCTCGTGGTCGAGGCCCCGGGCCAGGCGATCGTCGACGAGTTCACCTCCGTCGTCGACCGGCAAATCGCCAAGTTCGGCGCGCTCGCCTTCGCCAAGGCCTGGCGGCGAACCAAGGGCAAGCGCGTCGTCCTGCTCACCCCGCACTATGACGTGGTCGAATGGATCGAGCCCGATTGGGCCTTTGACACAGCGAAGCGCGGCTTCGCGAGGGGGTCTCTTCGGCGACCTCGCTTCGATCTCGAAGTCTGGAAGACGGACGGCCGTTACTGGCCGCTGTTTGAGCCGCATCACTATCTGAAGCTGCCGCGCATGGTCGGGGCCGCCTATTTCGTCGGGGCGGTCGACGGCGAGCTCGTCGTCCACCTGGCCGTCTCCAGCATGAACAAGGGCAAGAGCGTCGAGGCGCGCGCCTGCCGCCTGGTCGTCATGCCCGAGTGGCAGGGGCCGGCGTCGGCCTCCGCTTCCTGAATTTCCTTTGCGAGCTGCAGGCGCAGGGCGCCGACGGCTGCCGGCTGCCCGGGCGCAAGACGACGACCATCTTTCACACCAGCCATCCCCAGCTCGCCGCCGCGCTCCGCCGCGACAAGCGCTGGCGGCAGCTGTCGGCCGCGCTGTTCGGCGGGTCGAAGGTCAAGAGCCGCAACAGCGTCCGGCGCTCGCAAAAGGCGCTGCACACAATGGGAAAGCGCGGCATGCCCGAGATCGGAAGCGCCGGCTACGGCGGCCACTTCCGCGCCGTCCAGGGCTTCCGCTATTACGGCGAGGCCGGTCTCGCCGCCGCGAAGGCGCCTGCATGAGGCTCTATCTCGCCGGGCAGAAGGCCTTCGGGGCCGCCGTGTTCGAGGCGGTCCTTAAGGCCGGGCACCGGGTCGTCGGGGTCAGCGCGCCGGCGTGGCGCGCCGGCGGCCTCCTCCCCGACCGTCTGCGCGACGCGGCCGAGGCGGCAGGCGTTCCCTGGCTCGAGGCGGGCAAGCTGCGCGCCGATCTCCTGCCCGACGGCGTCGACCTGATCGTCTGCGCCCACGCCCACGACTTCATCGGGCGCAAGACCCGCCTCAGGGCCCGGCTCGGCGCGATCGGCTATCACCCGTCGCTCTTGCCGCGCCACCGCGGCCGCGACGCCGTCCGCTGGACGCTCCACATGGGCGACCCGGTCGCCGGCGGCTCGGTCTATTGGCTGACCGACAGCGTCGACGCCGGCCCGATCGCCGCGCAGGAGCATGTTTTCGTCGCCCCGGGCGAGACGCCGGAGCGGCTGTGGCGCGACAAGCTGGCCCCCCTCGGCGTCCGGCTGACGCTCAAGGCGCTCGAGGACCTGGCTGCCGGCTGGATCGTCGCCCGTCGGCAGGACGAGGCGTGCGCCACCTGGGAACCGTCCTGGGAGAGGCCGCCGCTGGCGCGGCCCGACCTCGACCTGATCGGGCGTCTGCCTGAGGGCTTCCGGCTCGAGGGGCGCGCGTGATGCGTGACACTGAAGGTGGACGACGGCCAAACGGCAGGAACGGTGAAGGGTTTCGGACGCGGGCCCCTTGCGAGACGGTCGTGCGGGATCCGGGGCCGGCGTTCGAAAGCCTCCCAGGGAGGAAACCGCGGGGAGGTTGGGGGCTGGTTGGGCGGGCCCGACCTATGGAGATTTTGGGGTGGCGGACGAAGCGCTGGTGGGACTTCGGGGGCTGTCGGCGAGGATAGTTCGCGGCGGGAGTGAAGGCGACGAGCTTGTTTGCGGAGGATCCTTCGAGCGGCGGACGCGGGCGCGGCGCTTGGAGAGGGACTCGCGGTCCTGTGCGAGCAGCGGCTTGCTGCTCCGGCGCGCGGCTGGAGGCGGGAAGAAGCGGCGTTGCGAGGCGGAAAGCAGGACGACGTCGATCATGAGGTGTCGATCCTGATCCGGCTTGGCGGTGGAGACCGTGCGGGGCGCGCGCCTTCGAACGTCTCGACGATGATCATTCGGCCGCCGCAACACGGGCATCGGCGCGCAGATGAAGGTGTTTCGGTCTCGCTGTCGGCCTCGGCGCGCGAACTCTCCGGCGTGGCCTTGGAGGCGGCGAGCGCTTGGCGGGCGCGCTCGATGTTTTGCGCTCGAACCGTTCCTGCGAACAGGCCGTAATGGCGGATGCGGTGGAAGCCTTTGGGCAGCACGTGCAGGAGAAAGCGGCGGATGAACTCGGCGGCGTCGAGCGTCATGATCTTGAGCCGGTCGCGGCCTTTGATCCGATAGTCCTTCCATTTGAAGGTGACGCCCTTGTCGTCGAGCCGGATCAGGCGTGCGTTCGAGATCGCGACGCGGTGGGTGTAGCGCGCGAGATAGGCGAGGACGGCCTGCGGTCCGGCGAACGGCCTTTTGGCGTAGACCACCCACTTGCGGCGACGCAAAGGCGCGAGCGCGGCGTCGAAGGCGCGCTTGTCGGCAAGGGGCGCGAGGTCGCCGAGGAAGCCGAGGCGGCCGGCTGCGTGCAGGGCTTTGAGGCCGTCGAGGAAGAGGCGGCGGAACAGGCGCGACAGGACGCGCACGGACAAGAAGAAGCCGGGCTTGCAGGCGATCCAGCGCGATCCGTCCGGCGACAGGCCGCCGCCGGGGACGATGACGTGGACATGGGGATGATGGGTGAGCGCCGAGCCCCAGGTGTGCAGCACGGCGGTGAGGCCGATGCGCGCGCCGAGATGCTTGGGATCGGCGGCGATGGTGGTGAGGGTCTCGGCGGCGGTGCGGAACAGGAGGTCGTAGACGGCGGCCTTGTTCTGGAACGCGATGGCGCCGATCGACGCCGGCAGGGTGAAGACGACGTGATAGTAGGGAACCGGCAGGAGCTCGGCCTGGCGGTCTTCGAGCCATTGCCGCGCGGCGGCCGCCTGACACTTCGGGCAATGCCGATTCCGGCAGGAGTTGTATGCAACGCGCTCGTGCGCGCAGTCCTCGCAGCGCTCGACGTGGCCGCCGAGCGCGGCAGTGCGACAGGTCTCGATCGCCGACATCACTTTCAGTTGGGCGAGGCTCACGTGACCGGCGTTGGCCTTTCGCCACGCTGGCCCATGGGCGCGAAAGACGTCGGCGACCTCGAGAGGGGGCCGCGCCACGCGGCCGTGGTCAGCCGGGCGGCGGTCGCTTGGTCAGGTTGAGCTTGAGCCCATCCAGCGGGCTCTTGACGTCGCGGATCGTGCTCACCGCCACGCGGGTGTAGAGCGCCGTGGTCTCCAGCTTGGCGTGGCCGAGCAACACCTGGATCACCCGGATGTCGGCGCCCTGCTCGAGGAGATGGGTCGCGAAGCTGTGCCGCAGGGTGTGGGGCGAAACGCGCTTGGTGATGCCCGCAAGGGTCTTGGCGGCGGTGACGGCGCGGTTGAGCTGGCGCGGCGTCACCGGGTTGATCGGGTTCTGGCCGGGAAAGAGCCAGACCTGTGGCCGCGCCGCACGCCACCACTCGCGCAACAGTTCGAGCAGTCGCGGCGACAACATCACGGTGCGATCCCGCTGCCCCTTGCCCTGCTCGACCCTGAGCGTCATGCGCTCCCTGTCGATGTCGGACACCTTCAGGTTCGCGACCTCGGACACCCGAAGGCCCGCGCCATAGGCGACGCTGAGCGCGGCCTTGTACTTGAGGCCCGGCGCGGCTTCGAGGAGGCGCGCCACCTCCTCCGGGCTCAGCACCACCGGCGTCCGGCGCGGCTCGGTCACAAGCCTCAGAGGACGAACGAGGTCGGGCCGTTCGAGCGTCACGGTGAAGAAGAACCGCAGCGCGGCGATGGCGGCGTTGATCGTCCAGGGGCTGACCTGCCGCTGCGCCATATGGAGTTGATACCGGCGAAGGTCCTCGCTCGTCGCCGTGTCCGGCGACCGGCCGAGGAAGGCCGCGAAAGTTCTCACGTGCCGGACGTAGTCCTTCTGAACCTTTTCCTTGAACCGGCGCGCCGTCATGTCGTCGATCATGCGCTGCCGTAGCGGGCTGATGGGCTTCTTGGACATCGAAAGTTCCTGTCTCGCATGGGGTTGAACCCCACGATCTTGAGACAGGGCCGAGCTTTCCGGTCGTCCTTACCGCGCCGGCCTCTCCCCTCGCTCGTCGCCCCTACCGCGCGAGCGGTTTAGTCCACGGGCGGAGAGCGGACGTTCGAGGATGGACTGTGGAAATGGAGTCATGGTCGAACCACTAAGGCACCGCCAGACGAAAGGGGCGGCAAACCGATATGCTCGACCTACAACCACCGCGTTAACACCTCGAAACCCGTCGCCGAGGCTCGCGCCTCCCGTTCCCTTAATGCGCGCCGGCCCATCGCTCTGTCCTGCAAGCTCTGCTTGCCCCCGCCCGCTTGCCGTGCAACCATAGGACCAAGCGAACGTAAGGAGAACTCGGAAGGAAGACAACCCATGTGCGCCGAACGTACAAAGCAAGAAGAAGTCGACAGAAACTACGAATACTTTCGTCAGGAGCTCCCAAACCTAATGGAGCACCACAGGAACCGATTTGCACTTATTCGTGATTGCAACGTCACTGGAATCTACGACACAATTAGGGACGCGCAAACCGCCGCATCGCAGCTATATAGCGATGGGCTATACTCCATTCAGCAGATAACGAACGCCATTGGCGATTTAGGGTTTTACTCACATGCCGTGCATCTGGGGACAGCACAATAATTCGCAACTGCTTTTGCCAATTGCGATAATTCCAATAATTAATTTACCTCCTATAGGAGGACATTATAGTGGCCCCCAACATTTTGCGAATGCGCTGGTGGACACCGGGGCAACAGTTACCGGAATTAGCAGCAATGTTGTTTCGGCGTTGAATATGCAACCTATCGGCAAGGTGCCTGTTCATGGCTCTGGCGGGGCAAATCTCCACAACGGTTACTTGTTCATGGTCGGGTTCCCAATGACACTACCGCCGGGGATTACTACCCCCAATGTTCCTCCATTACCTCCGGGGCAACAATTGATCCAATTCCACGTACTATTCCAGCAAATCAGAGGCATCGAATTTCCTGCTATAGCAGGCTTTGACGTATTGCTTGGGATGGATGTTATATCGACTGGTACGTTAGTTGTCCAAGGCAATGGGCATTTTAGTTTCTCGTTTTGACGCTTGCCCATCGCCTATTTCGACAAACCAGAAGATGCCTAACGCTTTCGTGGGAGACCCCTGCTTGGCTTGGACGTCGCAAAAGGGTCGATTCCGGCCGTCTAACTGCCGGAGCTCGGCCACGCTTTTGGCCGGCCCCGTAGGTTGGGGTTCTCCGGGTTACGCCGTCGGCTTCGCCGCGCACGCCTTGAGGGCTATTACGCAAAGGTTGCGGTAGCGGTCCATCGCCTTCGGGCTGGTGCAGTTGGGCTTGATCGGGAAGGCCTCGAGCCCGGCCACGTCGCCCGCCTCGGCCATCGCGACCAATTGCGCCAGCCGGGCGCGGTTGCGCTTGTGCAAGTCGGCCAAGAAATCCGGGACCGGCGGCAATTTGCCGCGCTCGGCGGCCTCGCGGATCGCGGCGAACTTGCCCGGGCCGGCGGCCGCCTTCGCGGGTTTGGCGGCCTTCGGGGCCTTCGCGGCCGGGGCGGCCTTCTCGGCCTTCGCCTTGCGCGCCTTCGGGGCGGGCTCGCGCTTGAAATCCTCGGGCTTGGCGTTTTCGTCGATGACGTAGCCGCCCTCGGCCTTGCGGACGGTGAAGACCCCGAGGCCGCGGGCGAAGGCCGCGACTTGCGCCTTGCCGCGCGTCTCGAACCGCTCCGGCTCGGCGGCCGGGGCCGGGGCCTTGATCGCCTCTCGCCCGTAGTAATGGTCGCCCCGCCAGGACCGCCTCGTCGGCGGCCGTTCGCTCGGAAACCGGCTTCTCGGCCGCGGCCTGATAGTCAGCGACCGACGGCGCGCCGGGGCGTGAAAATAGCGGGTCGATCAGAAGCGCCCCGCCCTCCGGCTCGGCGCGGCCCAGCCTGAACGTGTCGGGAAGGTCGATCTCGGCTTCCGGGGCCTTGCGCGCAGGGGCGGCGGCGGCGACGACGTCGAGCGGATCGGCCTCCCCGAGCGCGATGGCCTCCGCCGCGACTTCGGCGGCGACTTCGGCCTCGACGCCGCGCGCCGGCTCGGCGCGGCCCAGCCTGAACGTGTCGGGAAGGTCGAGCTCGATTTCCGCGCCGCGCTTTTGCGCGGCCACGACGTTCTTGTGAAGCGGCCTGCTCGGCCGACTCGATCCCGGGAACCGCGATTTCCAGGCCGCGGCTTTGCGCCCATTCCTGATCGGCCGCGTTGCGGACTGTCATGCGGATGACGAAGCCGCCCTCGACCGGCTCGACGGTGAAGTCCTCGGGGTTGCGGTGCGTGCCGGGCGCGGAAAGCGCGCGGAGCTTGCGGACGGCGTTCGACTTGACGGTGAAAACGTGGGTCATAGTGGTTCCCCTGGGTTGGCTTAAGTATCTGGCGGCGGTCGGCTTTTCGCCCCGCCACGATCGACAAAACTCCTGATCGCGGCCCGCAGCAAGCGATCGAAACGCGATCGCGCGAAATAAAGATCGGCCTTTTGAAACGGAGCCTTGTGTGACCACAAAGCGCGGCCGACCGCCGCACGCGCCGACCGAGAAGGACCGCAAGACGGTCGAGGCGATGGCCTCCTACGGCGTCCCGCAGGACGAGATCGCGGAGGTGCTGGGCGTCAGCACGGTTACGCTGCGCCGCCACTACGGCGACGTCCTGCGCGTCGCGGCGATCAAGGCCAACGCCAAGATGGCCGAGAGCCTGTTCGCCCAGGGCCTCGGCAAGGGGCCCGGCGCGCTCGGGGCCAAGGTCTTCTGGCTCAAATGCCGCGCCGGCTGGACCGAGGCGAAGGCCCCGCCGGCGGCGGAGGCCTCCCCCGGCTATGCCTCGAAGAAAGAGGCGGCGCGCGGAGCGGCCGCCACCGCCGGCGTCGGCACCGACTGGGGCGACGACCTGGTCCCGGGCGCGCTGAATTGAAACTTGCGAACTTGCGCAAAAACGCAAACTGAGCGGAAATGCTTAGCTCCGAATGGTCGACGGCGGTTCCCGATTGGGAGGAGCGGATCCTTTCGGGGCGCTCGCTCGTCCCGGCGCTGCCGCTCAACCGCGCCGAGGCCGACCGGGCCTTGCGCGTGTTCAAGCGGCTGAAGGCCCCCGACATCGTCGGCAAGCCGACGATGGCCGAGGTGGCGGGCGACTGGTTTCTCGAGGTTGTCGAAGTGATCTTCGGCGCCTATTTCCCGACCGAGGGCGTCCGCCGCATCCGCGAGGTGTTCGTCCTCGTCCCGAAGAAGAACGGCAAGAGCTCCTATTCCGGCTCGCTCGCGATCACGACCCTGATCGTGAACCGCAGGCCGGCGGCGGAGTTCCTGTTCATCGCGCCGACCAAGACGATCGCCAACATCGCCTTTCGCCAGGCCGAGCTGACCATCAAGGCGGACCCGGCGCTTTCGGCGCTGTTCCACGTGCAGACGCACATCCGGCGGATCACGCACCGCAACATGGACGCGATCGCCGAGATCAAGGCGGCCGACACCGACGCGATCACCGGCGGCAAAAACACCTATACGCTGATCGACGAGACCCACGAATTCGCCAAGAAGCCGCGCGCCGACCAGGTGTTTGTCGAGGTGCGCGGCGCGCTGGCCGCCCGCCCTGACGGCTTCCTGGTGCAGCTCACAACCCAGAGCAAGGAGCCGCCGGCCGGCGTGTTCAAGGCCGAGCTCGAGGTCGCCCGGGCGGTGCGCGACGGCGAGCTCGCCAAGCCGCTGTTGCCGGTCCTCTATGAGCTGCCCGGCCGCGCGAGCGCCGACGGCGGCTGGAAGGACCGGCGCTTCTGGCCGCTGGTCAACCCGAATTTCGGCCGCTCGGTCTCGCCGGCCTTCCTGGAGGACCAGCTGGTCACCGCCGAGCGGACCGGGGCCGAGGCGCTGGCGCTGCTGGCCTCGCAGCATTTCAACGTCGAGATCGGGCTTTCACTGCGCGCCGACCGCTGGGCCGGGGCCGACCTTTGGCTCGGCGCCGCCGACCCGGCGCTGGCGCTCGAGGCGCTGATCGAGCGCTGCGAGGTGCTGGTCGCCGGCATCGACGGCGGCGGCCTCGACGACTTGCTCGCCCTCGCCGTCGTGGGCCGCGAGGCGGAAACCAAGCGCTGGCTCGCCTGGGGCAAGAGCTTCGTCCACATCGAAGGCCTGCGCCGCCGGCGCGCCGAGGCGGCGCGGCTGGTCGACTTCGCCGCGGCGCATGAGCTCGTCGTCCTCGACGACGACGGCCCGATCGCGCCGGCCGAGATCCTGGCGCGGCTGGACGCCGAAACCCACGCCTCAAACGAGGAGAAAAAAGCGGAAGTGGCGCTTTTTCCCCCCTCAAACGAGGACAAAAAAAGTTACGTGTCCCGTTTTTCGCCCTCAGACGATGACGAAAAACGCGACATGGGCGGGGAGGCCGAGCTTCCGCCCGACATCGCCGAGCTGGTCGCCGTCGTCCGCCTCTGCGACGAATCCGGCAAGCTGGCCGTGGTCGGGCTCGACCCGGCCGGCCTCGGCCTCATCGTCGACGGCCTCGCCTCGGTCGGGGTCGTGGAGGCCCCGGAAGGCGAGCGCTCGCGCGTCGTCGGCGTCTCCCAGGGCTACAAGCTGATGGGAGCGATCAAGACCGCCGAGCGCAAGCTGATCGACGGAACGCTTCTGCACGCCGGCCAGGCGCTCCTCGCCTGGGCGGTCGGCAACGCCAAGACCGAACTCAAGGGCAACGCGGTGATGATCACTAAGCAGCTGGCCGGCAGCGGCAAGATCGATCCGCTGATGGCCCTGTTCGACGCGGTGGCGCTCATGTCGACCAACCCCGAGCCGCCGGCGCTCGGCGGGCCGTCGGTCTACGAGGGCCGCGGCTTCGTGGTGGTCTGAAGGTGGGCACGTTCTCGCGGCTTACCGCCGCCTTCGGCCGCCTGGTCGGCAAATCCACCGCCGGCGGGGCGGCCCCGACGGCGGGCTGGCTGCCGACGCTGGGCGCGACGCCGGCGGCCTCGGGGATGCTGATCTCCCAGGCCACGGCCATGTCCGTGTCCACCGTCTACGCCTGCGTCACCATCCGCGCGCAGGACGTCTCGCGCTGTACGCCGCGCGTGTTCCGCCGCGACGCGCGGGGCAACCGCGTGCAGGTCAAGCCCGACGCCGCCTTGAAGAGCCGTCCCGTCGCGCCGGCGGTGGCGCAGCTGTTCCTGAAGCCGAACCGGGCGCAGACCTGGTTCGAGTGGATGGAGCAACAGTCGATCGCCCATCTGTTGCGCGGCAACGCCTACGCTCCGGTCCGCCGCGATTCCCGCGGCCAGCCGGTCGAGATGATCCCGGTCAACCCCGACGCCGTGCTGGTGCTCGAGGCCGCCGACGGCGGGGTGTTCTACAACGTCAACCGCATCGGCCTCTGGCAGCTCGCCATGCTGCGGGACTTCCCGCCGGCGATCGCCGCCGAGGACATGCTGCATCTGCGCGGCCTCTCCTTCAACAGCCTGGTCGGGCTGTCGACCATCGGAACGGCGCGCGACGCGATCGGCCTCGCGATGGGCCAGGAGCAGCAGGCCAACCGCTGGATGGCGAACGGGGCGCGCCCTTCCTTCGCGCTCCTGGTCAAGACGCGGCTCACCGAGCCGGCGGCCAAGCGGCTCAAGCAGCAGTTCAACGACGTCGCGCAGGGGATCAATAACACCGGCAACACGGTCATCCTCGAGGAGGGGATGGAGCCGAAGCCGCTGCAATTGACCGCCGCCGATCTCGCCTTCCTCGAGCAGCGCCAGTTCTCGGTGCCGGAGATCGCCCGCTTCTGGCGGGTGCCGCCGCACAAGCTCGGCGCCGAGCTGATGCGCGGGATCAACGTCGACCAGGTGAATCAAGACTACGTGAACAACACGGTGATGCCGGACCTGCACCGCTGGGAGCAGAAGCTCGGCGACTATTTCGGCTTCGCCGCGCTCGACCTCGAGGTCGACATGGACGAGACGGTGCTGCTGCGCGCCGACATTACTGCCCGCTACAACGCCGGCCGCATCGGCATCCTGACCTCGATGATCACGCCGAACGAGTTCCGCGCCGGCGAGGGCCTGCCGCCCATGCCCGGCGGCGACAATCTGTTGCAGCCGGTCAACATGGCCGCGCTCGGCTCGGACGTGACCGGGGCCGCGCCCGACGGCGCGGGGCGGCCCGCGCATGGCGAGGGCGCCGACATGCCGGCCGCCGACGCCACGCAAGGCGCCAAGCCGGCGCAGGGAGACGACGAGGAATGAGCGATTTCGAAGCCTGGCTTTCGAACCTCGAGCGCGAGGTCGAGCGCCTCCCCGTGCTGCACGGCGACCACGCCGGCGTGAAGGCCGAGCTGCGCCGGCTCGTCGCCTACGCCCGCGGCCGCGCCGGCGCGCCGCCGCCCGCGTCGGAGCCCGAGCCCGCGCCGGAGCCCGCCGCGCCGGAGCCGCCCGCGACCAAGCCCGAGCCAGAGCCCGCAACCGAGCCCGAGCCCGCCCCGGCGCCCTCTGAGCCCGCCGACGAGCAGCCGCAATGACCGGCCCGAAGCGCAAGTTCGCCCCCGCCGCTCTGGTCGCCGACGAGGGGCTTGGGCCGCGCCAGATCAAGATCCGCGCCTCCACGCCGACACCCGACCGGGCCGGCGACGTGATGGTCCCCAAGGGCTGCGACGCCAAGGGCTACGCGGCCAATCCGATCATCCTGGCCGATCACGACCCGCGCCAGCCGATCGGCCGCGCCAAGCTCACGATCAGCGACGAGGCGGTCGACGCCCTGATCGACTTCGCGCCTTCGGGCATTTCCGCCAAGGCCGACGAATATTGCGGCCTCGCCAAGGCGGGCGTCCTCAACGCCGCCTCGATCGGGTTTCAGCCGGTCGAATACGAGCCGATCAAGGGCGGCGGCTACCGCTACACGAAGTGGGAGCTCATGGAGATCTCCATCGTCGCGGTGCCCTGCAACCCCGAGGCGCTGGTCGTCGGCCGCTCGCTGGAGAACGCGAACGTGCAGAACAAATCGGACGAGAACTGGAAAGTCGGCGCGTCGCGCACCCTGCCGATCGCCGACGACGGTTCCTCGACAAGCTCGGAATGGGACGGCGCGGCCGCGCAGGCCTCGATCTTCGAACACGCCGGCTTCGACGGCGACAAGCGCGACACCGCCCTCGTCCGCAAGGGCTTCCTCGCCTACGACGCCGCCAAGCCGGCGGAGAAGGGCGCCTATCGGCTCCCATTCGCCAAGATGATCGACGGGCGCCTGACCGTGCTGCCGTCAGGACTCTGGGCCGCCGCCGCGGGCCTGGCGCAAGCCGACCTTCCGGCCGACGTCGCGGAGAAGGCGCGCGCCGTGATCGAGCACTACGAGGCCAAGATGAAAGACGCACGTCCCAAGGGGATTCGGATCAAGGATCTGTGGGACGTCGCCTGCCTAGCCGAGTTGGTGCAACGCCTGGGCTACATGCACGACAGCGCGGTCTTCGAGGAATCGATCGAAGAGGACAATTCGAAAATGCCGGCGATGCTGGCCGAGGCGTTGTCCTCACTCGCCGCCGCCTTCTTGGCGATGAGCGAGGAGGAGACCCGCGAATTGCTCGAGGGCCGCGGGATCGCGATTGTCGACGAGGACGGGGTCGAGCTCGCCGCCGGCGCGCCCGTCATGAAGCGGTTCGGCGCGCTCACGCGCAAGGCCGGCGCGGTGCTGTCGGCCGAGAACCGCGGCCACCGCGACGAGGCGCTGAAATGCCTCGCCGCCATGGCCAAGTGCATGAAGGCGATGGACGCCTGCCACGACAAGGCGGCCGAAGCGCACGAAACGAACCGCAACCTGATGGACGAGTTGCAGGGCCACGTCGGCGCGGCCAAGGAGCACATGAAGGCGCTCGGCAAGAAGAAGCCGAAGCCCGGTGATGACGAGGACGGGCCCGACGCGACCGACGACGCCGACGGCGCGGACCAGGGGGGCAACGAAGAGCTCTCCCGCGCCGCCGACCGCCGCAAGCGCGCCGCCGACGTCCTGCGCCTCAAGGCGCACTGACCGTTTTCGCGCCCCGGCCCGCCGGCGGCCCACGCGGCCGGGCCCGGCGGCCGACGCCGCCGCGCACGCGCCGCGTTGACGCCTGCCAAGGCCGTCGGCCGTCCACGGGGCCTCTGTGGCCCGCCGGCGCGGCGACGCCCGGCAAGAATTCCCGCGACATGCGGCCGCCCGCAAACTGAGCCCTTGGGCAAGGCCGTCTCCTCACAAACTGAAAGGGGCCTTTCCATGGCCATTCACGAGCTGCGCGCCAAGCGCGCCACGACCTTTGACGCCTTCGCGGCGCTCGCCGCCAAGGCCGACTTCGACCCGAAGAAGGACCAGAGCGAATACGACCGGCTCAAGGCCGAGGTCGAAGGCCTGGACGGGCAGATCAAGCGCGCCGAAGAGGCGCAGGCGCTTGCGCGCGAGTCAGCCGTCGTCGTCCCCGGGCAGGAGCGCGCAACCGTTCCCGCCGCGGCCGAGACGAGCCCCTATGCCAGCGAGGCGGTCGCCAAGCAGATGGGCTACGGCTCGCCGAAGAGCCTGGTGCTCGGCGGCGCGGTCAAGATGCTCGCCGCCGGCGGCGGTGGCGTCCTCAACGCCCGCCAAATGGCGAAAGAGGTCTATGGCGAGGCGCACCCGGTCACCAAGGCGCTTGTCGCCTCGGTCGGCGCGTCGGGCGGCTTCTTCGTCCCGCCCGACTATATCCCCGACTACATCGAGATCTTGCGCGCCAAGGCGCGGGTGCGCGCCGCCGGCCCGCGCGTGCTGCCGATGCCGCGCGGCACCATGCGGCTCCCGGCGCAGACCTCCACCGCCAGCGCGAGCTACGGAGGCGAGGACAGGAAGATCGCCACGTCCCAGCCGGGGACCGGCGCGCTGGTGGCGGCCTTCAAGAAGCTCGCCGGCCTGGTGCCGATCTCGAACGATCTGCTGCGCTACGCCGACCCGGCGATCGACGCCTTCGTGCGTGACGACCTGGTCAAGGTGATGGCGTTGCGCGAGGACTTGGCGTTCCTGACCGGCGACGGCACCCAGGACACCCCGAGGGGCTTCGTCTCCTTCGCCAGCGCCAATGCGGTGGCGAACGGCGGGACGGCCGCCGCCTATTCGTCGACCGCCAACTCGACGCTGGGCTCGGGCGGGAACTTCATCACCGCCAACGAGACCTATACCGAGACGACGGTGGTCGCCGATCTCGGCGCCGCGGCCAACGCGCTCGACGTCGCCAACGTGCCGGACGACAAGCGCGCCTGGTTCATGCACCCGCGTTCGAGGAATTACCTCTACGACTTGCTGAACTCGCTCGGCGTCTACGTGTTCCGCGACGAACTGAACAAGGGCACGCTGCGCAATTATCCCGTTTATCTGACGACGCAGCTCCCGACCAACCTCTATGACGCGAGCGGGAGCAACACCGACTGCTCGCTCGTGATCCTCGCCGAGATGACCGAGGCGATGCTGTTCGACGCCATGACGCTCGAGCTCGCAGTGAGCCGCGAAGGCTCCTACTACGACGCGAACGCCGTGCTGCAGTCGGCCTTCCAGAACGACGAGACGCTGATCCGGGCGATCGCCGAGCACGACTTCCTGATGCGCCACGACGCGTCCGTCGCGGTCATCCAGAACGTCCGCTGGGCCAACTCGGGCAGCCTCTAAGCCCACGAACTCCGCCGGCCTTTACGGGCCGGCGTTCCGCCGCGGCGGCGGTACTTCAAGGGTAGAAACCGTCCGATACGCCCCTCTCGCTCCGGGGGCGCAGGATGGAGTTGTCGGTTCGAATCCGCCGCCGCCTCCCCCTTTTCCTGTTCTTCTCCAGGGTTCTCCGATGACAATCTCCTTTCAGCACAACGTCGGCGCCTACGTCGCCGTCGCGACGTCGGTCGCGCCGCAGAACGCGAGCGCCGGCACGATCAATGGAGCCTCGATCGACCGGATGGCGCATGGGATGCCGCTGTCGCTTCTCATGCACCAGGCCGCAGGCGCCGTCTCGGGCTCGCCGTCGGCGATCAGCGTCGTCTCGACGCTGCAGCACAGCCCCGACGGGTCGACCTGGGCGGCCTATCAGCCGGACGGGGCCAACAACGCCGCGACTCCAGCGCTGACCGCCGCCTCGAGCGAGAACGCGCTCGCGGTCGATCTGCACGCGGCCAACCGCTACCTCCGCGTCTCGACCGTCGTCGGCTTCACCGGCGGTACCTCGCCGGCGATCAACATCGCCGCGGACGTGGTTCTCGGCGGTGAGAAGCAGCTGCCGGCGATCTGATAGCGGCTTGAAAAGCGGGCGGCGCGCCTCGCGCGTCGCCCGGGAGTCCCGGAATGAAACACGTTACCTTCATCAAGCCGATGATCCCGCACAACATCGGCGATCGCCGGCTGGTCCCGGACGCGGTCGCCGCCCGCCTCGAGGCGGAGGGCCTGATCGCGCCGAACCCGCCGGATTTCCCGCCCTCGAACGTGGCCGGCCTCGCCCCGGCGGCCGGCCAGGCGGCGCTCCCCGCCAAGCCGCGCGGCAAGCGCTACCAGACCAAGGGCTGACGCCATGGCCCTCGGCCCGACCCGGATCGTCTCGGTTGTGACCCCGGCCGCCGCGCTGTTCGCCGGCGGCCAGCCGATCGACCTCGTCGCGCTCGCTGACGTCAAGCTCGAGCTCGGCCTGACCGAGACGACCGACGACACCTGGTTCGCCAAGACGATCACGCGGCTGTCGGCCGCCGCCAACACCTTCTGCGACCGCGTCCTGGTCGCCCGAAGCTATTTCGAGCAAGTCTGGCCCTTTCGCGACGCCTACCCGTGGCAATCGCCGACCCGGGTCATGCCGCTGCAATTGGCCCGCTGGCCGCTCGCCGTGACGCCCTCGCCGTCCGGCACGGCGCCGGCGCAGGCCCCGGCGCTGTCCGCCGTCGCCGGCGGCGCGCTCGCCGCGCGCGGCTATTCCGTGCGCCTCTCCTATGTGACGCCGGCCGGCGAGACGGCGGCGGGCCTGCCGGCGTCGATATCGCTCGCGGCCGACACGCTCATGGCCGTCGCGGCGCCCGGGCCCGACCTCTACCAGGTCGCCACCGGCTGGAACGTCTACGCCTCGGCGACCGCCGGGGCCGAGACCTTGCAGAACGCAACGCCGATCGCGCTCAACGCCGCCTGGACGGAGCCGACGGGCGGCCTCGTCGCCGGAAACGCGCTCCCCGCCTATGTGCTGGCGGTCGAGAACGTCAACCTGCCGTTTCAGCCGAATTCGGCCTTCGGCCCGACGCCGCTCGCCGAGGGCGTGGACTTCGTCGCCGACGCCGAGACCGGCGAGCTGACGCGCCTCTCCGCCGCCGGCCTGGCGCGCAGCTGGGGCACGGTCCCGGTCGCCGCCCTCTATCCGGCCGGCTTCACCGCCTCGACGCTGCCGCCGGACGTCAGCGACGCGCTGATCCTGCTGGTGAAAGCCCGCTGGTTCGCCCGCAACCGCGACCCGCTCCTGCGCTCGGCCAATGTCGAGGGGGTGCTCGCCCAGACTTGGGCGCTCGGGGCCGGCCTCGGGGCGGAGACGGACTTCCCGCCCGACGTGCAGGCCAAGCTCGAGCGCTATCGCGTGCCGACGGCGCTCTGACCGGAGGCCTTAAATGCCCGACGCTTCCGCCCAGGCGCTCACCAAGGCGGCGATCCTTTATTGCGGCCAGCCGGTGACCTTTCAGCGCCTGGTCGGCCAGCCGCCGAGCGTGACCCTGTCGCCGAGCGGCGGCGCGACGGTTTCGGCCGTCGTGCGTAACTATCTGCCCGACACGACCGCACAGGCCGCTTCCGGCTATTCGGCCTCCGAGGTCGGCGCGGTCACCGAGGGCGACCGGCAGCTCATCGTGATGGCGGCCGACCTCGCCGCCGCCGGCTTCCCGCTGCCGGTCCAGAAGGGCGACCAGGTCGTGCTTTCCGGCACGACCGGCGAGCTCCTGGTCGTGACGCGGGCCGACGCGCAGAAGCGCTATTTCGCCGGCGCGATCGAGGTCGTGGCGATCGGAGTCGCCTGAGAGCCGCAAGTCTTTCTGATTTCGAGGCCGCCCATGCCCGCCATCGAGTTCCGGGTCGACGACGCGCGCCTGGCCGCGCGGCTCGACAAGATCACGCCCGACGTCCGGGCCGCGCTGAAGAGCGCGCTCGCGCCGCTCTCGGCCGAGCTCGCCCAGGACGCGCGGGCCGCGGCCTCGGCCCACATCCGCTATCTCGGCAAGAATCCGGGGCAATATCTGGCCTCGATCTACGGCGGGACCTTCGACAAGGAGAGCCAGGTCGGCGGCTTCGTCCGCTCGGGCGACCCGCTCGCCCATCTGCTCGAATACGGCACGAAGGACCGTTACAAGAAAACGCTTCGAACCGCGCGCGAGGTCCTGGGCCAGCTGCGCGCCGGCTTCGCCGGCGCCATGCCCGCCTATCCGGCGATCGAGCCGGTGCTGGCGGCAAACGAGGGCCGGATCCGCGACGCCGTCGAAGACGCGGCGCGCCGCGCCGCGGCGGGGGCTTAAAGCGATGCCGGCGACCCGCGAGCAGGTCCTCGAGGCGCTGTTCGCCAAGCTCTCGGCCGCTTACGCCTTCTCGGCCGCCACGCGGCGCAACGCCAGCCCCGAGACGCTCGCCCCGGCCGGCGGCTCGGCGCTCGCCCTGGTCGTCCACCACGAGGACTATCACCGGCCGTCGCCCTCGGCCCCGCCGCGCCGGACGCTGACCGTGCTGGCGATCGTCTACGTCAACGTCGGGACCGACCCGAACGCCGTCCCCGACGCGGTCTTGAACGCGATCAAGGATGCGGTCGACGCGGCGCTGAAAGCCGACAACCAGACGACCAACCTCTGCACGCTCGGCGGCCTCGTCTACGCCGCCTATCTCGAGGGCGAGGTGATCCAGGCCCCGGGCGACAAGCTCGGCCAGGGCCTCGCCGTCATGCCGATCAAGCTCGTTCTGCCCTAACCCCTAATTTGACAGAGTCACATTTCCCTGCCGAGGCCGGGTTAACCCGAGTCCCTTCTGTGTTGGGTGCGGAAGCGGGATTCGATGGCGCCGCGTCGGCGCTCGTGGCGCTCGTTGATACGGGCGACGAGCGCCTCTCTCCCCTCCGGCTTGCGCGGCAAAGTCTCTTTGAGCATCTCCACGATGTCGCGCGGCGTCAGCAATTCGAGGCCAGGCTGTTGGGCGACGCGTCGTTCGAGGATGAACAACATCGCCAGCATCACCATCGTCACGTGGTGATGCCATGAGCGCCATCCCAGCGCCTGATAGTCGGCTAGGCCGCACTCGCCCTTGCCGTCTTCGAAAGCGCGCTCGACCCAGTAGCGTTGCCCCTGCATCTGGGCCAACTGGAGCTGGGGCGTATCGGCCGGGGCGTTCGAGAAGGTGTATTTGATCGTCGTGACCGATCCGACTTCGCGGCGGATGATCAGATGCCAGCAACGCGGCCGCTCTTCCTCGCCGTCCCAGGCCCAGACCCGTCGGGTCGCGATGTCGACCCGCAACTTTCCGCGCGTGCAGTCGCGTAAGGTGTAGCGCGTCCAGTCCTGCGGAGGAACGCCCTTGGCCAGATTCTCGACGGTGAGGGGGGGCGTGGCGGCCTTCCGCTTCTTCGACGGGCGCCCACGGCCCGGGTTGGACGCGGGAACATGAAGTCCCGGCTCCTCGGTCCAAACCCGTTGCGTGCGATGCACGTCGACGGCGAAAACTTCCTTTGCGTCTTCGAGCGCCCTCAGAAAGCCAGGCTCCTTGCCATAACCGGCGTCGGCGCCCACGAACGCGAACCGAATTCCCCGGGCGCGCGCCCGCCGCACGATGTCGAGCGCATGTTCGCTCTTCGATATCTTCTTCCGCGCCGCCTCGGGGATCCCCGCCAACTCGCAACGCGCCGGGTCTTTGATCCAGCGGTCCGGCAAATAGAACCGCATGTCGACCGGCGTGTGCCGCTCGCCGTCCGTCAGCACCGCGAACACCGCGACCTGGCAATTGTCGACCTTGCCCAGCCGCCCCGTCCATTGCCGGGCCAC